GGCCACGCGCCTCCGAACACTCTGTTCGTGAGAACGTCGGCTATAAACTCCCGCCTCCTCATAGGAGGGCAAAGGAGTGGGACCGCTTCGTCAGTAGTCGACCTCGCTCACTCAACGACCCGAGATTTAGAAATTCTCGCAGCCGAGCTGAGACGGGGTAAAGTTCTGCCTACAACATACACTGGGCACAAATTTGCGAAAGACGGCGATGAATCATACGGGGTGAATAATAAAAACATTTACTCCAAGATCACGGACACACTTGAACAGTTGGAATTCATACGCAAGATGCAATTGAAGGATTTGGTTCTTAGGGACATGAATCTGGATAGTTACATTAAGTGGAGAACAACAATTGAAGCAAGGGGTGAGAAGGGGTTAAGTATGATCGCTGGCGACAATATAGAAACAAGTCGTCCTGCGTTACGGAAGTCATTCACAAAATCTTACAACAAGATACAGAAGGCTATACTGCAAAAAATGCAAAGGGCTGGTTTGGGTAATGGGGACAAGAACACTCCTCACTACATCCCACAGTCTCTCGGAGGGTTAGGTCTAATCCCTCCTCCAGGCCATCAATTCACCGCAATGGAATACTTGGAAGTCGCAACTTTGGAAGGTTGCCCCCAAGCGGCTGAGCGATATATAAATCGAATCGCTCCTAGAATGCCGAAGCCTACCTTTATGGTGGCTTTATCCGAAGAGCTCGGACTCCACAAAGATGTGTTGGAGATCAAGAGTGAGCTCAAAGAGGTCGCAGATATTGGATTACTGCGTTTCCTTGGTGAAGATGACGAATTCTGGGAACATAGTTTCCTAACAGGGTTTGTTACATCAGATAATATGGTACTGGGGCCCGAAGATATGGGTGAGGCATACATGAAGACGGCACAAATCAGCCGGTCGTTCAAAATGGCAGAGCTTTCTCGCGAGAAAGCCCGACAGATCAAACGCGGTCGGGACTTGCATATCTTTAAACAGGTAAGGGAAGTTGTGGATGGGGTCAAAAAGGAGGTGACAACTTGGATCGACCAAGATTGCGGGAAAGAGGTGGACTTCACGTCTGTCTCGATCTATCGCAAATGGCGGCCAAGTCCGAAATACGAGTAAGGGATATGGGTTTTCTAAGGGTGGAGAGAGCCCCAGGATGAAGTATGGAAGGTTATTAGGTGCATAGACATGAAGGTGAAACCGGATTCTGCATTTATACAACTGGACATATGGACTGGGACAGGCGTCAAACCGTGGTGCAGAGTGAAGCAAGACTTGAGAGGGTTTCCTCATCTATGCTATCATTCTAACTAAACGGTGACACTGAGATTCTCTACCTATGGAGACTTTTGTCTTGGAG